TGTACCACTGGAACTAAAGATCCAGACCCGTCATCTAGTTGCCAAGCATCTGTTACTTCGTCATATACAAATCGAGCATTTGTTGATGTGCCTCTATCAACTTCAATCCCAGAAGTTCCGCCTGAGACTCCTGCACTTGACTCACCGTCATTAAGTACGATAACTCTATCATTGATTGCAGTGTCTACAGAGTTAACAGTTGTTTGTGTTCCTGATACTGTGAGGTTTCCAGTTATAGTAACATTGTCTGCTATAACTTTATAATCACCGTTAATTTTTTTAGTTGTACTCATAGTTTTATCTAGTTCCTAGTTATAAACTATTTATCTTTCTTTTAAAGTTAGTTATATTAATGTCTAAAATGTTTGGTCTTTCAAAATCATATGCAGTACTATATTCTCCAAGTACTCTATAAAATATATTATTACTCCATCTTTCAGATACTTGTTTTAATTGATTAACCCAATTACCGTAGTAAGTAGGTTTCATATCCGGAGTTTTATACCATGTTGTGCCTGCATATATATTATTAACATACTGGTCAGTTGATCCTAGATCGAATCCAATAAAGTATATTTCTTTACAACCTTTTTCACATAACTGAGCAATAGCCGCAGGGCCTGATGAATAACCATATGTTGGTCTTTCTAACTTTCTTGACCCTGTGTCTGGTCTTGGGCGTCTAGTCCAAAATTCGTGTCTTTTTGCATAACCACTGTCTTCTATTTCAGCGGCCATTTGTCTATCTGTTGATACTAGTATGTCAACTTCTTCTTCTTGATATATTCTATTACAGCCGGCAACTAGCCCATAGGATCTAAGATGCTGTACATCTATTCCTTTTCTACTTTTGCCGTTACCTAATGCAATACCTATAGTCATAAAAAATCCCTTGTACTGTATTTAACACAAGGGATTTTTGACCGTATAATTTTAAAAATTATATAGCTGTAAGTCTTAGTAATGATTCAGATGAGTCATCTGCAACTGCCCAAGTGTAAACTGTGCCATTGTATCCAACTGCTCTATGAGCTGTAATTTTTTGAATAGCAACTGCATCACCACCGTCAGCAATACCTACTATAGACATTTCACCGTCGTCATGTCCTGTAAGTTTGTTAACTAAAGTGCATTCACCTTGTACTGTATCACCATCGTTTGATACTTTGAATGTATCGCGACCTTTTTGTGATATAATATATCCTTCAAAGTCTGTACCACCAATGTCCGCTCTTACTGGAATTGTTGCTGGTGCTCCGCCTGTTGCGCCTAAAAAGTATTTGTCTATTGGTCTACCCATTTTATATTTCTCCTTATAGAAGTCCATTGTGGGTTCTAGCCACTACGCTGGTATGGTTAAACAGCATAAACTAACTACCCCGTGTAATTAGCACTAGTATTTATCTGAATAGTGTCGAAAAACAAGCTCAGCAAACTCTCGATGCCATGGATTACCAGGGTGACTTCCATCTCTTGCTGTAGTATCAGGATCAATACCGAAGTCTGTATATTCTCCAGGGCCATGTACTAGAGGAATATTTCTAACTAGACAAATTTGTTTTAGTAATATTATATTCTTTTGGAAATTGTGATATGCCCAATTTGGATTTTCTAATAGTTTAGGATATTCTGCAGTATCTAGTTGATAGTCTGTTAGTAAATGTTTATCTTGGGGTAACTCAATTCTAGACTCTGCTGGCCAACACACTGCTACCAAGTTTGGTTTTAATATGTCTATAGTCTTGTATATTGAACGCACAACATAGTCTGGGCTCGTACTACTCTGTGCTAGGTTCCAAACTGTTGTAGGTTGGTTAAAATGTGTCTTAAGCTGTTGGGTCCATGTGTTCTCATACTTAACACCTATACCTACTGTTAGACTACATCCTGATGTTAATATGGTAAAGTCTGTGCGTTGATTAAAACTATCTGATCTAAATCCGTGTTCGTTAAATTGATAAGTTATCTCATCTTGATTACTAGCATTTTCTGGTGTGTCTGTGTCTACCCAATCATACGTTTCATTAGGCGGATACTTACTAAAAAATAGTTCTTGTTTCCACGCTGTGTTGAACTGTGATGAGAATAGTTTAAAATCTAATTGTCGCATACAGTTACTTATTATCTAGAACTGCAAGTCAAAAAAAAGCACTCCGAAGAGTGCTTTTTAAATCTAACTGTAGTAGTAACTACTGTTAATAACTTACTGCTCTTACGAGAATGATAAGTTAGAAACTGCAATTTCACCCACGTAGTCAGCCGCGTTACCAAACGATGAAGCACTGTTTTTTAACTCAACATAACCATAACGTGTCATGAATGATACTACTGGTTCGAATGAACCTGGATCCAACACAACGCCTGAAGACATTAGTGGGATATATGGGCAGTAAAATGCCGCCGCATCAGCTTCTGATGAACCTTTATAACCAACTAGTACTGGTGTTGTATCAGCCGCATATGAATCAACATAAACTTTCATAGCTGAGTTTAAAGTACCTACAAACTTAGTGTTTGTTGGAGCTTCAAATGTACCTTCAGTTGAACGTGCAAACGCTGAAGTTGTAGCAGATTGTAGTACTGTTAACGCCGCTGGCGATACAACAGCCCAGTTACCTGCGCCTCTACGTGTACGTTGTGCAACTAAGTTAGCTGTTCTGTTGATTAGAACAGCAAGTGCCGCATGCTCGTCACCAACGAAAGTAGCTGTACCAGATACAGTTGCTTGGTTGTATGTAAATTCTGTTGCCGCTAAAGCTCTTAGTGAAGCTAGAACTTCTTGGTCGATCTCAGCAGTAATTTCTTGTGCTAATGCCGCCATTACTTCAGCTTCAACGTCGATACCGTGTTGTGATTGAGCGTCTTGAGCCGCTTCAAATGTCCAACGTGCTTGTAATTTACGTGTTTTTGCTTCAACAGCTTGTTTAAGAATTTGTACTGAAATCTTACGACCACCTGTACCTTCTTTACCTGCTGTTGCATCAGCGTCTCCAGCAGTACCGTCACCAGCATATGCTGTTGAGATCTGGAATGGTGATAGTGCTTCATCACCTGCTGTTGTATCATTTGCAGTACCTGTTGCGTTTAATGTTTCAGCGTAACGTACTCTTAATGTATGAATTTGACCTACTGGGCCTGTCATTGGTTGTACACCAACGATTTCGTTAGCAATAACTGTAGGCATAACCCTTCTAATTACAGGAAGGATAACTCTGTTTAGAGTAGCTACGTTACCAGCCGCAGTTGCGCCTGTACCAGCCGCTTCAGCTAAGTAGTTCTTTGTGTTTTCTAAAATAACACCCATTGAGGATCTTTTGTTACCTTGTAGACCTTCTAATAATGCGTCTTTGGTCTCACCCCAACGGCTTTCAAGTAGTTCTTGTGACATGATTAATTCTCCTAATGTCTTACTTAAATACCAGCAAGTTTACGTAAGTTGATAATGTTTCCATTCTCATCTTGTGTTGCTTCAACTTGCTTGTCTTTATCTCCAGTTACTTCCTTAACAGATTCTGTAAGTGTTGTTTTTTTAGACTTCACTACATTCTCGTTAAGAACCGCTGGGAGATATTTGTTAAAAGCGTTTTCTAATTTCTTAGCATTTACGCCTTCTAATAAATTAGTCATAACTTCTGCTTTCTCATCATTAAGATTAGAAAGTAGTTCATCTAATTTTGCTTGACGCTCATTAGACTCTTTAATTACAACAATCTCTTGTTCTTTTGACTCAACCAACTGTGTAGTTTCATTGAGTTTATCGGTTGCTTCTGCAATTTGCTGATCTTTATCTTTAATTGCGTCAGCTAGTTTACGAATCTCTGCGTTCTCATTTAAATGAGTTGCACCAAATTCACTAGCGTATGCTTCAAAGATTTTTCTACCAAAGGTGTTCTCACGAGCAACTTTGATATCTTCTTGCAACTGCGAAAGTTCTGCTTTCAAATGCTTGGCAACGGCATTAGTCATTTTCTCACTTGATTCTGTAACAAACTTAGTTTTAAGTTGTTCTAGTTTCTCACGAGCCTCTGCTACAAGTTTAACTTTAGTCTCTACAACGTCCTGTTTGTCTTGTGCAAATTCTTTAATTTCTTCTGCTAATGCTTTAACCACAAACTGTTCTAGTTTTGCAACTGTTTCAGTCTGTACTTTTCTGTCTGAACGAAGATCTTTGATTTCTTCAGCTAACTTAGTAACCATAAAGTTATTAAATTTTTCTGCTGATTCTTTCATTTTGTTAACTTGGTTAACACGATCTTCTGCTAATTTGGCTTTTTCATCTTTCATTTCAGCCATTTCAGTTTCTAGACTTTCGGTTACCATGCGATCGATTGCTTCAACCATTGATTTTTTATCATGTTCGTACTTTTGTGCAAACTCCTCACGAAGTTCAGTACGCACACTCTCACGAGCCTCTTCTAATTTAGAATCCCATGCTTCAGTTATTTCAGCACGAGTTTCTTCATTAACGAGATCGCTATCTAATAATGGTTTTAGTACATCTAGCATGCTAAATCTCCTATTTAAGCCTTAAGATCTTTGATGAGTCTTAATACTTCACTCTTCAAATATCGTTGTACTTTAGCGTCGCCACTTGCTTCACGTGCCATCTCTAAAACATTATGACCGCCTCTCATATTAATGAGACCTTCATAAATTGCTGTAGGATAAGCATTTGGAGCACTTGGTTGTGACACAATGTCGACAGTGATAATTTCAAAATCACTGACTTGTCCTGAGCCTTCGTTAACGTTACCGCTACCTCGACTCGAAACTCCTAACTTCACACCCGACTCAAGCATAGTTTTAACTAGCTGACCCATTGGTGTAGGTAGAATCTTTAGTTTACCGCATCCATTTGGACCATCCATCCACATATTTTCAATCATATGTGATACACGGTCAAGGTTGATTTTTAAATCATCTGGGTGATCAACTTCGCCTAAAACACTATATCCACCTGTTACTTGTTCGTTCAGTGTTGCCACTGCACTTTCAATTTCAGTTACTGGATACACACGTTCGTTAGCGTTTTTTACACCACCCTGGATGCAGATACCTTTCATATATAAATCTTTA